GATTGTACGTATGTTAAACTCATATTATTGACCCCATGTGTCGTGACCCCAAGGGAAGTTACCCCAACTTGGAGAAGTTACATTTATTGTACCACGATTTGTTGTAGCTTGCAACCCTGTTACTGCTACAGGAGTAATATCTACTGCTGTTACAGAACCTAGAGAAGCTGTTGCTGACAGTCCAGAAGGTGTTAATGTAGCATCAACTTGATTTCCTATAGTGCCTCTACCAGCTACTGCTTGTAGTCCTGTTAATCCTATAGTTAGACTAATACCTACAGTACCTTGTTGAGCCGTTGCTTCTAATCCTAACGCATCTTCTGTAGTATTAATTGTTACAGATCCAATAGATGCAGTAGCTTCTAATCCGTTAGCATCTTCTGTACTATTTAAAGTTATAGTTCCTTGTTGAGCATTTGCAGCTAGACCCGTAAGTGGTTGACCTATTAATTTAGTTACATTACCTTGTAGGGCTGTAGCTTCTAATCCATTTGCATTTTCTGTTGTGCTAATACTTAATGGTGAATCTGGCGTATATGCAACACCACCCATGCCAGAATGGTAGTGACAATAGTAATATAAAGTTGGTGTACCACTACCTACAGTTATAGTTAAACTTCTAGTAGTTGCTGCACTGTATCCTGATACATAAGCAGATTGAGTAACATCTGATCCATCAATTTGATAAGTTACACCTGTATTATATGTAGACCCTCCACCATGCGTACCATTTGAAGTAGCACTTAGCAAAATTGGATGTGATGCAACCGTGCCTGCTGATCCATCAAAGATGTATGTATTGCCTTCGTATAAATTTAATGTAGCTTGAGTAACTCCATCGATAGCATATTTGTTTCCACCTGAAGAAACAACTGTTACAGTCTTTGTAATTGTTCTACCAAGAAGGTCTGATGTAGCAGCTAAACCTGAAATAGGTTGTACTAATGCAACTCCTGGTGTGCCTCTTGATGTAGTTAATTGTAAACCATTTGCAGTTTCTATTAAACTTATTATAGGTTGACCAAAGTTTGCTTTAGCGCCAGCAGAAAATCTTCCGTGTAACGGACCTAAAGGAATGTTAGTTGGTACGCTATCGTTATCAGTTCGTGGTTTAAATAAAGCATTACCACGAGGAGCTGGTATATATTTTTGTGGTTCTAACTGTGGATGTTTTGATTCAAAGTCACCTTTATATACTCGTGTTCCTTTCCATTCGGTACGAGCATCTTTATATTTAATTTTAAAACCAGAACGGTCATCTATTAAAACCGCTCTTCTGCCTTTAGCATATCTAGCCATTAGTAAACCTGTGGTTGTACGGTAAAGCTAACTCTTTCTCTATCTTCCTCTTTTGCTTTCATCCACTCTTCATCATAAAGTGGTTTTAAAACATTTAGTCTATCTGGTGCAAATTTAATTGCTAGTTCTACAGCTAATGCACTTATCAAAGCTGGTAAATATCTTCTTGGTATTTCTGGATTTTGTGTGTATGTTGCTGACACATCTTGTGGGTATTTGATAGACCATGCTAACATTTGATAGTATGTTTGATCTGGTATTGGCCATAGATAAATTTTATGATTAGCTGTTCCAGATGAAGTAAATTGTGCGTTTCTTTCTACGGCAAATTGTACAGGTTTGCCTTTGTCTTTTTTAGTTGGTATTTGTAAGTAGTCACTAAGACTAATTCTTTCCATAGATACATCTTGTGGATTGTCTGTATCTGAATTATTTCTAATAGTAGCGTCTAGTATATCGAGGCGTGAGGATGCAGATATTGTTATATGATCTTGATCTTTAGTCATGCTAATTGTTTCTAGATCAAGAGTAAATAAATTAACTCCATCATTGACCCACTTAGTTAGTATTATATTTAAAGAACGTCTTGCAGTTCTTAAATCATTACCAGTCTTAGCTTGTTGGCCAATTCTCTCAAACGCCTCTTCTATAATTTGGGCGCTATCTAAACTAAAAGTATGTGTACCAGATGTAACCATCTAGACTCCTATCCCATAAAAACAGTTTTGATTAACCAAATAAATTGTGCAAATACCATAACTCCAACTGTCCATAGAACTTTGTTAATACCATTTATTGCTTTTTCCATATGCATTAAATCGTTTCCTTTAATAGTATCTATTTTTTGATGAAGAAGTTTTAATTCACCTTTCATTTCAATTATCTCTAATTTGTTTTGTATTTCTTTATCAGTCATGGAAAACTGTAATTGATGTTACATTAGTAAAGCTGTGAACTTTCATTCCATCTGGAAATACAACTCCATCTGTTGGTAAATTAAAAGCAAATACATCACCGTTTGGTATATCAAACTGTATTATAGTTTGGTCATCATTATCTCTAAGAAGAACGGAACCTGCTCCACTGCCATCGCTTACTACGATAACACCTCTGAGTCTAGTTCTCCCTGCAAAGATAGTTCCATTGCCTGTTGCTCTGGTTGCTTTTACGTCTGTTGAAAAACTCATTTTATTCTCCTAAAATTAGGGGACATTGCTGCCCCCTTGATTGATTAACCTAAGTTAGTATTTTGTGAGTATAAAATAGTTACTCTCATTTCACCAGCGTTTGTTGCTGCTGAAGTAGTTACAGTTAACTTAATGTCAGTTGAACCTACATCTTCCCAAGCTAATGCTCCACCAGCTTGTGTAGTTGGTCTGATTCTACCTGCGTTTGTTCCACTTGCAAAAGTGTTAACAATAGTTGCTGCTCCACCTACAGTATCACCAATACTAATATTAGTAGAAGTGTTAGCTGCTGTAATCATGTCGAATACACAATCTATAATCTGTGAATTTGCTGGTATTACTACACCTGTGTCAGATGCAGATACTGCACCGCTTGATAAATCTACGGCAAATGTTTGTGACATTACAACTTGACCAGTATTCTTTACGTTTTTACCTAGGTCAGTTCCTGTCGTGTCTTTAATTGTACCCGCTTTAATCGGGCCTGAAAAAGTAGTTGATCCCATTGTCTTACTCCTTGTTGTTCAGTCTGCTTTCGCAGTCTATGGGTTTAAAAAGGGGGCAGTTTTTACGCCGCCCCCATAGTGTTTAGGATGGGTTTGAACCCCAGATACCTCTCCAGTCAGAGAACCCAAATGAGTATCTCTCTCTAGCTTTGTATCTTACATTTCCTGTTTCGAAGTCACCTTCCATTGAAGTGTTGATTGGTGATCTTGTGAACATCTTCATTCCGTGTGGAGAATCTGTTCTGATGAACCAACGCTTCTGACCAGTGAATCTGTGGTTAATGTGGTAACCGCCTGGTAGCATCCCTTTAGATACTAGTGCGTTTACATCATTGTCTGCAGTTCCAGGTCTGTACGGAGACGCCATTAGTCTTTCCGCAACAAACACAAGTTGTCTTGGAATATGCAAAGTTTTACCTTGTAGAGCAATTGGAATATCTCTATCATCAGTAAATCCTGCGATACCAATTAATGCATCTTCCAGAGATGTTTCTGAAAGTTCTGCTTGTGTTGTAAACGTATTTGCTTGTGATGAACCACTTTGTAGTGGGTGATCAGTAGCTGCTAATACTTTACCGTCACCACCTAATTGTGTGCCAGAAAAAGCATTGTTGAATACGTTAGCTGCTTTAGTTTGTTTAGCCGAAGCCATTGATCTAGCTAATGCTTTCGTTAGTCTGGTAGACATCTTGTCATAAAGATTATCTTCCATAGCTTCCTCAGTAATTGAGAACGCCATAGCGATAGTCTCATGATTGTATCTTGCTACCCAACCTTCTCCAGTATCAGCATAGTTTACTGCTTGACCTTCAAATTTTACAGAAGCTTCGCCAAATCCTGGAAATAGGACTTCTTCTTCGAAAGCTCTGTTTGATGATTCCTCATCGAATAGTACGGCATGCTCGTTTTCGTATCTGCTATATTCAGTTCCGAAAATCGCGTGTAAGCCAGGTACTAATTCTTTAAGGATCTGACCTCTTGATATAGCCATAATTATTTACTCCTTATATTATATACCTGTAACGCCTGTAGCGCCGTTACGATGTTGGTGAGTGTTAATTCTAACCATGATATCCATTGCTGTTCCTGCAGATGTGAATCCTAAATCATCTTGCGCACTACCTAAAATTTGTAGTGGGAAAGTGTTTGTAGTATTCTTTGTGCTTGAATCAGCTACTAGACCTGATTTGAATGTTACTGTTGAGCCAGTAGGGCCTGCTACGATCTGTACGTTTTTGCCCACATCTGCAGCAGCAATAGCTGTAGCAGCTTGGTCTGCTTGAATCTTAAACAAAGTGTTTGGGTCATCATAGACAAAGCATTTAAATTTTGCTTTTGCAACTGTGCCTGCGGCAATCGAACGTACAAATTTAACGTCCCCACTTGAATTATCTGCGTACTCAGCACCCCAGAATACACCAATAACTGCTCCTGGAGAAGCTCCAGCCATGTCAGTTACGATGTTTCCAGCAGAGTAAGTTACTAAATCGCCTTCAAAAAATGCTGAAGGTGCAGTAGCAGCTACTCTATATCCGTTTCCGTCAGAAAAATTATTGGCTCTGATTGTTCCCCCATTAGCTTGTCTAATTGGTTCTAATCCATATCCTGCCATAATAATCTCCTTATTGCAAGTAGTTAATTAAATCCTTCTCAGAGCCACTATAAAGTTACTCTTCGAATTTTGGTTTTGATCCAGATCCCTGCGTGACAGAAGATTTTGAATCGTCAGATACTGGCATATTTGGGTTTTGGTTTTTCATATATTCAGCGCTATATGCATTACCCATTTTTCTCGTTTGATCGTCGTAGTACGCTTCTTTCTGTGCGACAAAATCCTTAGTGTTTTTCATAAGAATTAAATCTCCAGATCTAACCGTACCTGCGTGTTTACCAGCAGATAGCACGTCAGCGTGAAAGTCTTCTCCTAGTTCCCCAGGTGTGACTGGCACGTATCCTTCGCGCAATCTTTCATGAACATTTGAATCATCTGGTGTATTTAACAGTTCGTGTCTTACCCAGATATATTCCATACCTTCATCTTTTTTTCCTTCGGGAATGTCCAATCTTTTTAAAGGTTCCCAAGGTTTACTTCGAGGTGCCGAGTCCCGACTTTTACGGCTGCTTTTTGTTGCTTGTGTCATTTCTAACCTCCCGCCTGTTGGCGCACTTTTTGTCGCGCATATTCTTGTAGAGAAACTCCTAGTCTGTTAGCCATATCAACTTCTGATTTAGATAACTTAACTTGGTTTTTCCCGATAGCAGAGCGCGTTCCGCTCAAAACTGGTGGAACTTTTTTAGT